CATAAATGGTGCGAAATTATCGCCATATATATGTTGTGTCTTAACTATCTCATATTTTGGGATAGTTAAGGTGTCTGATGCCCGTCATTTAACTTTCGAGCATTAGATACGGTTTCAGCAATTTCGTAAGGATTACTGAAACCTTTGCTAAGAAATAGGGGATCTCCTATTCTGTTAGCAATCACACGTGCGCAAATATTGCATAGATGCAGCACGGGTTTCGTCAAGGGATCACCCATTAAGATGCCCCTTTTCGTCAGGATACTACGGAGATTTACGTCATCCGTAGGGTTCCCTAAGTCTTTCAAAGGCCCTTTAGCCGTGAAAAAGACTTCACGAGGTTTATAGCAAGTGTTTCTTACTATACCTTGTAACACAGCGGGGACGCCACATTTGCGCATCCACGTTGTTCCTAAGATATCTCCTATTTCATGTAGGATATTATCTGTCGCTGTTATGTAGTCTGTAGATCCTACATAAGCGTCTGCGTAAACCACATCAATCACGGAGTGGTTTGCGAAGTCTCTTTTCCTATATTCTTCAATATGGAAAAGGACGTCTTCAAGATCCTTTGTAAAGAGTCTCTTGAAGAAATTCCATCCGTGATGTTGTTTTGACATCCCGGAGGAACTGCTCTCTATGCCCTTTGATAGGGGCCAGGAGCAGATCTTGTTTACGACGTTAAGTACAATCTTTAAACAAGCCATGGTCTTGGTAACGCTTCTTGCTTTACCAGGTTCCTTTATAACTACTAGATAAACCTTTCTTAGTTCCTCTAGTGGTGTAATAAGTACCTTTTGGAGTGATGTCCAGAAGATAACTTCTCCTATCGAAAGCTCACTTTGTGGTGTAAAGCATTCGATAATGCCGGTGTCGAGATCCCTAATTGGAATGTCGGCCTCGCCCGCCAGCTCGAGTATCATGTTAGACACCTCGGCCAGCGTACCACCATTTTTCTGGGTTTCTTCCCAGCAAGATGATGTTGTAATCGTTACACGTGCCTTTGTCGTAAGACCCGTGAACGCATAATCCGGAAGTTCACTGCTAATCGCGGTGACTGCGCATTTTAACAGACCCTTCTCAGTACTTGTAAGAGGGGTCGGTTCAGCTGAATAGCAGGCAATGAGTTTCACCTTTGCTTTCAGCGCAACAAGGGGTGGAGGTGTACCGCACGCTCTTGTTTGCTCATACAGTCCCATTAAGAAGTACTTCCTATGGTCTGTAGCTCCAACCAAATTGTTCCATACTTTGTACATTTGGTTGAGCCATTTGGGAAGAGATGCTTCTCCTCTCAAATGTTCTGGGAGTATATCACCTTCGTGTGACTTACCCTTGATCCACTTGCGAGCATTTTTCAGTTGCTCGTACGCGGTAACGATGGATAAACAGTTATGTGTTAATTCACCGTCTAAGAACTCATCACCCAACAAAGATGATAAGTTCTGGAGTACGTAGATGTCATATTTGTGCCAACTCCATACTTCTTCGGGTGTTCCTAAATATCTCTGAAGGAACATTCCGTCGATCACTTTAAGCACTTCCAAAAGCCTATTTGATCGTTCTTTACTACTTCTCCTTTGCTTGGGGAAAGCGTAAAACTCTTCGACCTTTTCTTTCCAGAGTGGGTCGGGGAGACCTCTTAGAAAAGCTTTCACGCGATTCCAAAGAGTTTTGGCCCAGATTTTTAACTTATTATCTGAACCAAAGTGAAGAATATTCTGGATTTTATGACCCCAGAATGTTCTTTGACGTATGACGTCTATCTTGACTTCTACGTCGGCGATCGCGGCAAACCGAATTGGTTTCCTCGATCCCTTCCACCTTTTTCCTAATAAGGAAGCAGGT